AGATTATCTAAATTTAAAAAAATGATACAAGCTATACATGATGGTAATTGGTTAGAAGCAGGTTATCAAATGAAAGACAGTAGATGGTACAAACAAGTAACAAATCGAGCAGACAGACTTATATCACGAATGCAGGCAGTAGGCTTGAGTTAAAACAACAAAAACAAAGAAAGCAACATATTAAAAATTTAATAGAGTTCTTTAAACCTAGAGAAAGAAAGTTTATAAAACATGGCTAGAAAATTAACTGAAAGACAACAAAAGTTTATTGATGCTTTATTTGCTGATGCAAACGGTAGTATTAAAGATGCTAAAATTATAGCAGGGTATTCACCTAATTCAAATAGTAATGAAATAGTAGAAGCCTTAAAAGATGAGATACTAGAAGCTACACAAACTTATATGGCTAGTAATGCTCCTAAGGCTGCATTTGCTATGGTTAATGGAATAGATGACCCTACTCAATTAGGTATTCGTGATAAGATGAATGCTGCAAAAGAATTACTAGATAGAACTGGTTTAGTTAAAACTGAAAAAATGCAAGTAGAATCTACAGGTGGTGTTATGTTAATGCCTGCTAAACAAGTATCAGAGGACGATGAGTAGAAGTTTAGGAAAGTGGAAGTTACCACAACCTGCAGATATTAAAGAAGATAATGAATGGGTATCAATACCTCGTATAGCTAGAACAATACCATTTGGTTATAAAAAAGATGATGATGACCCTGATATTCTCAGACCTGTATCAAAAGAATTAGATTTACTAGAAAAAGCTAGACAGCATGTAAATCAATATTCGTATAGAGAAGTAGCAAATTGGCTAACAGCTAATACAGGTAGAAGTATTTCTCATATAGGTTTAAGAAAAAGATTAATGAATGAACGACGACGTAAGGACAAAGTTAAAAGCATCCGTCAGTGGGCAGAATATGCGCAAAAGGCAATTACCAAAGCGCATCAAATCGAAACCGAAAGAACAGGTGCAAACACAACAAAGTCAGAAACAGCTACCTAGTATAAGTGATATAGAGCCTATTGAAGAAAGGGCAAATGTATTATTTAAACCTAATGAAGGACCTCAAACAGATTTCCTAGCTGCTTCAGAAAGAGAAGTTCTATACGGAGGTTCAGCAGGTGGTGGTAAGAGCTATGCTATGTTAGCAGACCCTTTAAGATATATGGGTCACCCACAATTTAGTGGATTGCTACTTAGACATACAACAGAAGAATTAAGAGAACTTATATTTAAGTCTCAGGAATTATACCCAAAAATATGGAAGGGTATTAAATGGTCCGAAAGAAAGATGCAATGGACAGCACCATCAGGTGCAAGACTATGGATGTCATATTTAGATAGAGATGATGACGTTTTAAGATACCAAGGTTTAGCATTTAGTTGGATAGGTTTTGATGAATTAACACAGTGGGCAAGCCCATACGCATGGAATTATATGCGTTCAAGATTACGTTCAACAGCCCCTGACTTACCAATATTTATGAGGGCTACAACAAACCCAGGTGGTAGAGGACATATGTGGGTAAAACGTATGTTTATAGACCGAGCACCTTATGGAAAGGCATTTGATGCAGCAGACCTTGAAACAGGAGAAGTCCTTAAATATCCTGCAGGACATTCTAAAGCAGGAAAACCTTTATTCAAACGGAGATTTATTCCTGCAAGATTATCTGACAATCCATACCTCTCAGAAAGTGGTGACTATGAAGCAATGCTCTTGTCATTACCTGAACAACAAAGGAGACAGTTACTTGAAGGCGATTGGGATATTAAAGAAGGTGCAGCATTTACGGAGTTTAATAGGGCAGTACACGTTGTCGACCCATTTAAGATACCTAGTAACTGGGTTAAGTTTAGGGCTTGTGACTATGGTTATGGAAGTTACTCAGGCGTTTTATGGTTTGCTGTGTCGCCAAGCGAACAACTTGTTGTCTATCGTGAGCTCTATGTATCGAAAGTACTAGCTACTGATTTAGCTGATATGGTTCTTGATTTAGAATCAGGAGATGGCAATATAAAGTATGGTGTGTTAGATTCAAGTTTGTGGCATAAAAGAGGAGATACAGGTCCTTCTTTAGCAGAACAAATGATTATGAGAGGTTGTAGATGGAGACCATCAGATAGAAGTAAAGGCTCTCGTGTATCAGGTAAAAACGAAGTACACAGAAGATTACAGATAGATGAGTTTACTGAAGAACCTAGATTAATATTTTTTAATACTTGTACAAATATGGTAGCTCAGTTACCTGCTATACCTTTAGATAAAAAGAATCCTGAAGATGTAGATACAAAAGCAGAAGACCACTTGTATGATGCTTTAAGATATGGTATAATGTCAAGACCTAAGTTTAGTATATTTGACTACGACCCTGCAAATAGGCAAACAAACAGTATGCCAATAGCAGATTCAACATTTGGATATTAAGGAAAAAATATGGCTGAAGAACAAGACGAAATTAATATGGACGATAAATCTGTAGTTTTAGAAGACTCAGATGATTCAGATAATGAAAGTGAAGTAGATTTAAAATCTTCATCTATTATTGGTTACGTAATGCAAAGATATAAAAAGTCTGACGATTACAGAGAACAAGATGAACAAAGATGGTTAAGAGCATATAGAAACTATAGAGGTTTGTATGGACCTGATGTACAATTTACTGAAGCTGAAAAGTCTAGAGTATTTATAAAAGTAACTAAAACTAAAACTCTTGCAGCATATGGTCAGATAGTTGATGTGTTATTTGGTAATAGTAAGTTTCCATTAAGTGTAGACCCTACAGAATTACCTGATGGTGTTGTAAGTGATGTGCACTTTGACCCTAAAGCTCCTGAAGAATTAAACAATGAAGAATCACTAGAAAGCCCATATGGTTTTAAAGGTGATGGTAAAGACTTGCCTGCAGGTGCTACAGAAAAATCTTTAAAAGATTCACTTGGACCTTTATCGGAAAAGTTAGCCGACGTAGATAATTTAAAAGAAGGTGTAGGTAAAACACCAACTGCAATTACATTTAGTCCTGCAATGATAGCATCTAAAAAGATGCAAAAGAAAATACATGACCAACTAGAAGAATCAAATGCAAATAAACATTTAAGAGGTTCAGCATTTGAAATGGCTTTATTTGGTACAGGAATAATGAAAGGACCTTTTGCAGTAGACAAAGAATATCCTAATTGGAATGATGACGGAGAATATGAACCTTTATTAAAAACTGTACCTGAAGTAAGTCAAGTATCAGTGTGGAACTTCTATCCTGACCCTGATGCACATAATATGGACGAAGCACAGTATGTGATTGAAAGACATAAAATGTCTAGAAGTCAATTACGTAGTTTAAAAAAGAGACCATACTTTAGAGCTAATGTCATAGATGATGTTGTAGATATGGGAGAAAACTATGTTAAGAAATCTTGGGAAGATGACTTAACTGATTATGCTCCTGAGCATGGCATAGATAGATACGAAGTTCTAGAATATTGGGGCATGGTAGATACTAATTTATTCTTAGAACAAGATTTAGATATACCTAAAGAGTTACAAGATACAGACGAGTTACAAGCTAACGTATGGATTTGTAATGGTAAATTAATCAGAATGGTTTTAAATCCATTTAAACCTGCTAAGATACCTTATATGGCTGTACCTTACGAACTTAATCCATATTCATTTTTTGGTGTAGGTATTGCAGAAAATATGGACGATACACAAACTCTTATGAATGGTTTTATGAGAATGGCTGTAGACAATGGTGTATTATCAGGTAATTTACTTATAGAGGTAGATGAAACTAACTTAGTCCCTGGTCAAGATTTATCTGTATATCCAGGCAAGATATTTAGAAGACAAGGTGGAGCTCCAGGTCAAGCTATCTTTGGTACAAAGTATCCTAACGTATCTGCTGAAAATATGCAACTATTTGATAAAGCTAGACAACTTGCAGATGAAAGTACAGGATTAGCATCTTTTGCTCATGGTCAAACAGGAGTAACAGGTGTAGGTAGAACTGCTTCAGGCATTAGTATGTTAATGAATGCAGCTAATGGTAGCGTTAGAACAGTTATTAAAAATATAGATGATTATCTTCTTAGACCTTTAGGTGAAGGTTTATTTAGATTTAACATGCAGTTTGACTTTGACCCTGAAATAAAAGGGGATTTAGAAGTTAAAGCTAGAGGTACTGAAAGTTTAATGGCAAACGAAGTACGTAGCCAAAGACTAATGCAATTTATGCAGGTAGCATCAAGTCCTGTATTAGCCCCTTTTGCAAAGTTTCAGTATGTTATTAGAGAAATAGCTAAGTCATTAGATTTAGACCCAGATAAAGTAACTAATAATATGGATGAAGCTGCCTTACAAGCAGAATTAATGAAAGGCTTCCAAGCTCCTGCTCCTACTCCTGAGCAAGCTATGCAAGACCCAATGGTAGCAGGTGCTAATCCTGCAGACCCAACAGGCGCAGGTGGTGGAACAATAGGAACAGGTCAAGTACCTCTTCCACAAGAAAAGGGATTTACAGGAAATAATGCACAAGAACCTACTCAGCAAACTCAAGCCACTGGTCAGCAACAGCCTCCTTTGGCAGGAATTCAATAATTATATTGATGCTTTAATAGAGCAACAACATAAAGCGTTGGAACAATCAGAAAATAATATTATAGTTAATCGTTCACAAGGTTCTATTGCAACTTTAAGAAGATTAAAATTACTTAGAGATGAGGTACTAAAAAATGGCTAATGCTATGCAACAACAAATGAGTCTATTTCAAGAAGGTGGATTAGAACAAGATGGTGGTACAATAGACCCTATATCAGGTAATGATGTACCTATAGGTTCTTCACAAGAAGAAGTTAGAGATGATATACCTGCACAGTTAAGTGAAGGCGAGTTTGTATTTCCTGCTGACGTAGTTAGATTTATAGGATTAGAAAAACTTATGATGATGAGACAACAAGCTAAATCAGGTTTAAAAAAGATGGAAGCTATGGGTCAAATGGGTAATTCAGAAGAAGCAACTATGCCTGATGATTTACCTTTTACTATGGACGATTTAGAATTAACAGATGATTCTATTCCTGCTTATCAAGGTGGTTCAATTCAATCTTTTGCAAATGGTGGTAGTCCGTATGCTGATGATGTAAATGTACAAGGTGGTCAAATGTTTCAACAACAAGATTTTAGTATGCCTCCAATAACAACACAACCTGCACAACTTATGCCAATAGATGATTATCAAGCACCTACAGTTGATGATACTCCTGTAGAAGCTCCAACAGACCCATTACCTCCATTTAATGTATTTGTACCTCCTGTAGCTGATGAGTATAGAGAATATATAAATGATGATGGTATTGTTATAAATGTGCCTTATTTTAGAGGTCAGATACTTCCAGGCTATTCTTTACCTGAAGGATATAGACTTAAAGAAGTAGCAAGTGATACTCCTGAACAAGAAGGTATTGTAGCAGATGTAACACAACCTGAAGGCGAGGATAGAGAAAGAGAAGAACAACTAGCTAAAGAAGCTAAAGAAAATAGAGAAAAAAGTTATAGTAATACTGTTAAAAAAGTTATGGACGAAAATCCTAATATGACTTTTCAAGAAGTAATGGATTTTATAAAAGAAGGTAACTCTACTATAAATATTTTTGGTAAAGAAATGAAAGCTCCAGGATTTTTATTTAATGAAAAAGATTTAACAGCTGCTTACAATAGAAACTTAGATGCTTATGGAGATGATTTTGGTGAAAGTTATTCTCAGTTAAAACCTGATGAAGAAGAACGTGGATATACTTTTGGAGATGAAGCAGATAAAAGAAGAGCTGAAGCAGCAGCTAAAAAAGCAGCACAAGAAAAAGCTGAAGCAGAAGCAGCAGCTTATCAAAAATCAAGACTGATAGCAAAGCAAAAAGCTGAAGAAGAGTTTGCTAAAAAAGTTGCAGAAGAAAAAAGACTAGCAGATGCAATTAAAGAAGCTGAAAAACAGTCTAAAATAAAAAGTGCTGCCCAAGCTATAGCCGATAGAAAAAAAGAGGCAGCAAAAAGAGAAGCAGCAGCTGAAGCTAATCGTAAAAGAATAGCTAATGAAGCAGCTCAAAATAGAAGAGAACAAGATGCAGCACAAAGAAGAGAACAAGATAAAAGAGATGCAGAAGAAAGAGACCGAAGACAAAGCGAAAGAGATGCAGCACAAAGAGAAAGAGAAAGAGATACAAGACAGCAAAGAGACGAAAAATCTCAATCTAAAAGAGAAGGTGGAAGAGGATATGTTCGTGCTAAAGGTGGTATAATAGAAAGACCTAAGAAGAAGATGAAGCGTGGTGGATTAGCTTCTAAAAAATAATCCACATATTGTTGGCTACTCAATCCCCCCACAGTGGCTACTATGACCCCAACAAAGGAGAAGAACATGGCTGAAGATTTAGTTATGGCAAAGGAAGCAACACCTAAAAAAGCTGCATTTGTAAGTAAACCTTACTCACAAGAAGAAAAAAGAGAAAGAGAAGAAGCTGAATTAAAGCAACTAATCGAAGAACAAAAGAAAGACAGTGAATCAGATACAGTTGAAGCAGAAGAAAAAGAACCTGAAAGTGCTGAAGAAAAAAGTTTTAAGAAAAGATATGGTGATTTAAGAAGGCATTCTCAGAAACAAACAGAAGACTTTAAAAAAGAAATTGATGCATTAAAGATTCAATTAGATTCTGCTACTAGAAAAGAAATTAAATTACCAAAGTCAGATGAAGATATTGAAGAGTGGACAACTAAATATCCTGACGTAGCTGCAATAGTTGAAACTATAGCTACTAAAAAAGCTATGGAGCAATCTAAAAATTTAGAAGCACGGATGAAAACTATTGATGAGATGCAGTTTAATGTAACAAAAGAAAAGGCTGAGACTGAATTATTAAAGTTACATCCTGATTTTGGAGAAATAAGAGATAGTGATGAATTCCACGAATGGGCAGAAGAACAACCTAAGTGGGTACAAGATGCTTTGTATGAGAATGATAACGATGCAAGGTCAGCAGCTAGAGCAATAGATTTATTTAAAGCTGATAAAAATATAACACCTAAAAAATCATCTAATGATAAAGATGCAGCTAAATCTGTAAATACTAAATCTAGTAGAAGTAAACCTACAGAAAATGAATCTAAAAGTTATTTAAGAGAATCACAAGTACAAAAAATGTCTGCTCAAGAATACGAGAAAAACTCAGACAGTATAATGGAATCTATAAGAAGTGGTAAATTTATCTACGACGTATCTGGTTCAGCGAGATAGGAATAGATATGGCACATCACAGTAAATTATATATTCCTAAAAAGGATGAAGAATACTTAGCACCTTTTGGTCCTGTAATGGGATACAAAAAAATGACACCTTCTTTTGTAACAAAAATGAATAAGTTAATGAGTCCTGACTTAGAAGATTGGTCAGATAACTTAGTAGGTAAAGTAAAACAAGAACTAAAGTTTACTAAAGAAATAGAACAACTATGGTTAGATGAGTGTTCACAGTTTATAGCAAGACTACATAACTATGTTGAATATAGACATTCCTTTGGTACACAAAAGTTAGATACTGAAAGTTTTAATTATGGAATACAAATTGTTTCAGGGTGGTTTGTAAGACAATTTGAGAACGAATACAATCCATTACATATCCACACAGGTGCTAGAATGTCTTGCGTTGGATATTTAGGATTACCTGATGGTATTGAGAAAGAATGGGAAGAAGATTACAAAGACCATCATCCTGCTAATGGGCATATACAGTTTGCTCATGGCACACCATCAGGATATAGCCAAACAAATTTTATGGTTAAACCACAAGTAGGAGATTTTTATGTGTTTCCTGCAGAATTGTTTCATTGTGTTTATCCATTTAAAACTGAAGGAGAAAGACGTTCCTTTAGCGTAAATTTTAGTTTTGTTGAAGTTCCAAAAGAAACTGTTGACAAACAGTAATTTATGAGTATAACTATAATAT